AAAAGTACATCCTCGAGCACCAGGTCATGTTCGAAGCGAGCCAGCGCAGCGACTCGAACGTCGTCGACACGACGGCGATCAAGATCCTGGCCCTCGCGTAGTAGGCACTTCGGGGGCGGGCCTCACCCGCCCGCCCCCGGGTTCCTTCCCATGAGAGTCAGGATCACGCAAGCATTCGCCGAGGGATACCGGGTTTTCAACCCGGGCCAGGAGTTCGACGCGCATCCGGCCATGGGCGCGGCGTATCTCCAACGCGGCGTTGCCGAGCGAATCGATCCAGTCCCGGAGGAGGCCGCCCTCGAGGCCCCGCCCGCCCACATTCCGCCCCGCGTCGGCAAGCGGGGCCGCCGGAAGGAGTCGACGCGATGAAGACCTCGACGAAGCGGACCGCAGTATGGGTGTTTGCCATCATCCTGAGCCTGGCCCTCCCGGTCACGGCCCAGGACACGAGCGTTCAGGCCGTCATGTACCGCCAGCGCCAGAGCGGCCTCTGGAAGGATCAGGCCGGCGGCGTCGTCGTGATGAATCAGCGTTTCCGCAAGACCGTCGCCCAGATCAACACGGGTGCGACGCTCCTCCCGGCGCTCACGGGCTACAAATACCGGATGATCGACGCCGCCATGATCGCTTACGGTGGCGCGGTCGGGACGTGCACGACCGTTGACATCCTCGGCACGCAGGCGACCGCGAGTGTGAAGCTGCTCGCGAGCGCGATCGCCTCCCTGACCCAGAGCGCGCTACTCCGGGCCGGAGCCTCGAATGCGACGATCCTCTCGAACGGAGCATCCTTCGATCAGAACGACGTCAGTACCGCAGTCACCGTCGGGAAGACCGGCGGCTCCTGCGACACCGCGACGGGTGTCGACATCATCCTCACCTACGCGATCGAGCAGTAAGAGGGGATCGGCAAGGGAAACCCGTGTGGAGCCTCTCGCTCATCACGCCGCCGGCGGCCCTGGCCCTCACCGAGGACCAGGCGAAGGCGCATTCGCGGATCGACCCTGCTGTCCCGACGGCCGATCTGGCGACGAAGGTCGCGGCGGCGATCGCGGCCTGCGAGGGGTTCACCGGGCGCCAGCTCATCACGGCGACTTGGGAGCTCTGGCTCTCGAGCTGGTACGAGCCGGGGATCTACCAACCGTCCTGCCGCGAGGGGGCCGGAGTCATCTGGCTCCCGAAGCCGCCGGCGGCCTCGATCACGTCCATCAAGTACCTGGACGGGGACGGGGTCGAGCAAACGCTCGCCCCGAGCGCATACGTGCTCGTCGCCGGCGGCGGGCCGCTCGCGCAGCGGGCGGGCCTCTTCCCGGCCTATGGCACGGCCTGGCCGACGAACCGGGCCCAGGCCGCGTCGATCAAGGTGAAGTTCGTCGCCGGCTACGGCTCCAGCTATGCGGACGTCCCGCCGGAGCTCACCCAGGGGATGCTCGCGTGGTTCGCGGAGCTCTACGAGCGGCGCGAGGAACAGACGGTCGGGACGACCGTCGCGGCGAACGCCATCACGGCCCGGCGCCTGTGGTGGCCCTACAGGGCCTTTTGATGCGCGCGGGCTCCATGGATCGGCGGATCAGGATCGAGCAGGCGACGAAGGCCCGCACGGCCTCCGGCCAGGTCTCGAGGACCTGGGCGCTGCAGGCCGATTTCTGGGCCGAGGTCCAGCAGAACCGGGGCCAGGAGACGTTCACGTCGAACGCCGAGGCCGCGAAGGCCGAACTGCGCTTCCGCATCCGCTACCCTCAGACCTTCCCGATGCCAAGCCCCTCGGAGGACTGCCGGATCGTCTACGAGGGTCGGGTGTTCGACATCGTGAGGGTCGTCGAGGTCGGCCGCCGTGAGGGCCTCGAGCTCTTCGCGACTGGGCGCCAGGAGGCCGCGGCGTGAGCCTCCTGGTGAAGCTGGGCGAGCTCATCGGGTCCCGCCGGCCAGAGGCCCCGCCCCCGGCGCAGCGCGCCGAGTCGAAGTCGGCACGCATGGCGGAGCTCCAGAGGGCCCTCGGCCGGGCGAACCGAGCCGGGGACCTGGCCGAGGCCGAGCGCCTGGGGCGCGAGCTCGAGGCGTCCCTGTGAAGATCACGACCGAGATCCGCGGCCTCGAGGAGACGCTCGCGAACGTCCGGGCGCTGGGGACTGCTTTCTCGACCGAGGTCGAATCCGCGGCGCTGCGGAAGGTCGCGAAGCCGATGGCCGAGGACATCGCGAACCGGGTCGACGCCGACCACCATGAGAGCGGCCTGACGGGCGCCGACATCCGATATGCGGTCTCGCGCGAGGCGAAGGCGGAGGGGTCGGTCGCGGTCCTCGTCGGCGCCACCGGCCGCAAGGGCGCCGGCAAGGGGCGAGCGTTCATCCTCAGCTTCCTGGAGTTCGGGACCTTTCGCACGCCCGGCTATCACATCGTCGCGGGTGTCTTCCGGTCGCACGCCGCCCGGATCAATGCCGAGGTCGCGAAGGAACTCGCGGCGGCGTTCAAGAGGACGCGGGCGAAGTTCCTGAGGTCGGCCGCGTGACGATACAGGAAGCCGTGCGGGCGCGCCTCCTCGCCCAGCCGGGCCTCTCCGACCTGGTCGAGGAGCGCATCTCGCCACACATGCGCGACCAGGACCCGGCCGCGTTGCCGGCCGTCACGTACGAGACCTCGGCTCTCGAGGAGGTCGTCGACCTCGACGGACCGACTGGGTCCGGGAGGATCTCCCTGCAGCTCGACGCCTGGGCGGCGACTCCGGACGAATCCATGGCGCTCGCCCTGGCGGTCGACGGGGCGATGAGGGCCGCCCCCGGGAACGGCATCCGGGCGGCGTTTCGACGAACGATGTCGGGCCCCGCGGTAGACCCGGAGGTCGCGGTCTGGCGGGTTCGGGCGGTCTATGACGTGCACTATTCAGCGGCGGTGGCCGCCTAAGGGAAAGGGAAACCCATGAAGAGCAGGCTCCTCGCGTTCGGAATCGTGGCGCTGGTGATCGCCCTCGTCTCGTTCGGCGACGTCTCGGCGTCGACCCTCGTCGCCCGCATCGTGTCGAACGTCTCCGTTTCCTACACCGCGGCTCAAGACCTCGGCTCGGCGCAGTGGGATATCGGCACCAGCGGAAACGTCACCGTTTCACTGACCGACGGCACGGGTGCGAACCAGGCAAACAAGATCTACCAGGACCACGCGGCAACGACGACGAGCTATGACCTGGACGGCGGGGCCCTGACGAACCCCCTGGGCGGCTCGCAGTCGGCCTTCTCGCGCATCGTGAGCATCCGCCTGTGCGCGACCTCGACCAACTCGGCCAACATCACGCTGGGCGGCGACTGGATCTTGACGAAGTATCTGGTCCCGGCTGGGGACACGCTCGCAAACGTGACAATTCCGGTTCATCCCGGCGGGTGCTTCATCTTCACGGCCCCGAGTTCGACCGGGGTCGCCGTGACAGCCACGACCGGGGACGGGCTAACGGTCACAGTGACCGGCTCGGACTCCTTCGACATCGTCGTCATCGGGAGCTAGGGCTCCACCCAGGGAAGGGAGAAAACGAACCATGGCTGGACAGCTCGGCTACCGTTCCAAGTTCTACCGCGGGGCGACGCAGATCGCCTATGCGCGCTCCATCACCCCACCCGAGCCGAGCCGCGACCGGGTCGACGCCACTCACCTGGAATCGCCCGACTTCGTTCGCGAGAGCGTCGCCGGGTTCATCGACTACCCGGAGATGACCGTCGAGTGCATCGCGGTCGACGGGAATGCGGCCCAGGAGCAGCTCGAGCAGGACTTCTATGACGGCGTGTCCACGCCGGAGACCTGGAGCTATCAGGTCTGCGACAACGAGACGGGCGCGGCGCAGCGAACGTATACGTTCCAAGGCTACATGACGGGCGCGCTGCGCGGCCCGATCACGACCGAGGAGCTGCTGCTGTTGACCGTCAAGATCCAGCTCTCGAGCTCCGTCACGATCAGCTAGAAGGGAGTACCCACTTGGGCAACCGTTCGAACCTGGCCGAGGCGAGGCAGCAGGTCATCGCCCCGCCCGACGCGACTCCGTTTCGCGCGGGCGGGGAAGACTACTACCTCTATATGGGCGCGGCCGACATGATGAATCTCCAACGCAAGTGGGGGTTCAATCAGGGGCCGGCCGACTCCGTCGAGGAGCTGCAGCGAAAGAAGGCGCTCTTCTGGGCGCGTCTCGACGGAGGCGGGTCGCTCGAGGACAACCTCGACATCATCGAAGTCGCCCTCACGACCTGGGCGCAGAAACACAACGGCGGGCGGCCCTTGGCGAGGCCCGCGCTCCTCAAGGCGCTCGAGCAGCTCGAGCCGCCGGTCGGCGAGGAGCGCCGGGCCAGCTTTCTCATGATCCAGGCCCTCACCGTGCGCTTCCTGCGCGATTGCTTCGGGCTGTCGGCGGCCAAGGAAGAGGGCGCCGACCCAAACGCGCCGGGCGGGGACACCTCGACCCTGAGCAGCTCGTAGCGGAGGGGCTCCGATGGGGCCTCTCCTGGGTCGACGCCTGGCGGTTGTCCCCGCGATCCATCGGGGTCTTCGTCCGGGCGCGCCGGGAGGCGTGGCTCGACGAGCTCGAGCTCCACGTCCGCGGCGGTTTCTATGCCGCCTACTTCGGGATGCACAAGCGGCTGTCGGGGTCGGACCTGCAGAGCTCATTGCCGAGGAGCGACAAGACCATGGGCGATGAGGTCTCGCGGCTCGACTCGTGGGCCGCGCGCTCGAATGAGTTCTTTCGCGCGAAGGATCGCCGCGAGCAGAGGATGAAAAACCGTGGCTGACGAAGAGGTAGTCGGCCGAGCAGTCATAGAGCTCCGGGCGGAGAATTCCAAGCTCCGGAAAGACCTCGAGGACGCGCGCGCCGGCATCTCGGCCGCGATGTCGAAGGTCGAGCGCGACCAGGCGAAGGCGTCGCGTGCGATCCAGGCGCAGCTCGACAAGATCAACGCGACGAAGCCGACGAAACAGATCGAGACCCTGGCCGCGGCCGTCCAGAAGGCCGGCGGCGTATCGGCCCTTTCCGCGAACCAGCTCGCCCGGGTGACGGTCGAGGTCAACCGCCTGGCCGCGGCCGGCGCGAAGGTCCCGCAGTCGCTCGCGGGTCTCACCGGGGCGACGTCGAAGGTCGGCGCCGCGTTCACGGCGCTAGGCTCCGGCGGCGGGATCTCCGGGGCCCTCGCGGCCATCGGACCCGCCGGCATCGCCGCGTCCGCGGCCCTCGGAGTCGTCTCGCTGACCGCCGGGAAGGCATTCGCGGCGATTCGGGATCTGGCCGCCCAGGGCGAGCAGTGGTCCAACATCGCGAAGTCGACCGGCCTCGGGGTCGAGGAGGTCCAGCAACTATCCGCCCTCCTCGAGGATGCTGGCATTCCGGCGGAGTCGCTCACGGCGGCCTTCCGGAAGATGCAGACGGAGATAGCGGGCGGCGGGACGGAGCTCGCGAAGTTCGGAATCAAGGTCTCCGACCTGAAGAACCTGTCGCCCGAGGAGCAGTTCCGGACGCTCGCGCAGCGGATCGCGGAGATCGAGGACCCGGCGACGCGGACCGCGGCAGCGATCGCCGCATTCGGCCGATCGGGTCAGGAGCTGATCCCGGTCCTCGACGACGTCGCCTCGGGCGCGGACAAGATGATAGGCGCCCTCAGCGGCGACCAGATCGAGGCGCTGCAGCGCGCCGACGACATCCTCGACAAGTTCGGACGCCGGATCGAGTTCGTCGGAAAGCAAGCCGCAGTCGCGGCCATTCAGGTCACCGAGTTTCTGGCGGCGAGCACCAATCCGGCCGCCCTCGGGCAGATGATCGCGGGGAATGGACCTCTCCCGAAGCCGAAGCACGGGACGCAGATCTTCCAGCCGCCGACGCTGAAGGTCCCGACAGGGCCGACCCTCGCCGAGCTCGAGAAAGAGAAGCAGCTCGACGAGCATCTCAAACAGAACGAGGAGGCCGGAAAGAAGCGCAAGGCCGAAGACCTGGACCTCGAGCGACAACGGATCGACGTCCTCAAGTCGATCGTGAACACGCGCGGGGCCGAAGCGGACGAGCTCCGAAACATCTCGGACCTATCGGAGCAGATACTCGCCGACGCCGAGAAAACGCCGAAGGTCGACTTTGCGCGCGATCAGCGCCTTCGAGCCGGGGACGCTCTCAAGTCGATCGGCGGGTCAGGACTCTTCACGCGCCAACAGGACGTCGTCGATCAAGAACTGCAGAATGCTGGGGCGAGCACCGAAAAGGTGACCGCAGCCACGACGGATTGGAGCGAGCAGCTCTCGACCGTCGCCCATATCATCGAAGGGATGCCGGGCGGCCTCGGCAAGGTGGGGGGCGCCTTCGCTAGCCTGGCTTCGGGAGCCTCCGGGATCGCGTCGATCCTGAAGCAAGCCGGCGGGCTGGGCGGGATCGGCAAACAGATCTCGGGCGGCTCCGGGCTCAGCGGGATCATCTCCGGGCTGTCCTCGAGCCTCGGGCTCGCGAGCGCGGCCCTCGGCATCGGGAAGGCGATCGTCGGACTCTTCAAGAGCGACCCCGTCAAGAAAGCGCAAAAGGAAGCCGGGAAGGTCCTCGGCCAGACGGTATCGCGCGAGATGGCCGACACGTTCCTCCAGGAGTCGAAGGCGACCGGAAAGAGCGTTGCCGAGGTCGCCCGCAACTTCCAGGCGCAGCAGGCGAAGGCCGCGGCCGAGACGAAGCGCCAGAACCTCGAGCAGGGCCTCGAGCAGTTCAAGACGGGCTTTGACCAGGCCGAGCAGGCGCTCGCGGAACTGGACAAGAGTCCCGCGCTCCAGGAGGCGCTCGGCGCGATCGGCTCGAAGCTCCAGGCCGAGTTCTCGAAGGCGGGCCTCGGGTTCCTGGCGCAAGGTCCTCTCAAGGAATCGAAGGGGTTCCAGGCCGCCCAGGCCGGAGCCGGCGGGATAGCAACGGCGATCGGCGGGGCGCGCCAGGCGGGCGTAGTGGACACGGGCC